TTCACGTCGACGTTCACCATGATCGTGCCGCCCATACCGCCAGCACCGATGTTCGCCGGCCGTCCAGCTCGAGACAGCGGGATCACCGCCTCGGGGCCAGCCTCACCGATCAAGGCGACGGTCGGCCGGGTCACGATCCCACCTGCTGCTAGAGCAACGGTTGGAATGTCAGGCATGTCGAACCGAGTGCCGCGACCCGGAAGTCCAGGAATGTCGGGGATCGTGAAACTGAGCTTGCCGACCGTGCTGTTCCACGCATTCGCAATGCCGTTGAACACATTCTTGGCAACATCGCCGATCGCGTTGAACGGTCCAGCCAGCGCGTCATAGAGCGCACCGCCGAACGACTTCAACCGGTCGAACGCATCCTGACCGGAACGCCACAGTGCCTGGAACGCATCGATCGTTGCGTTGATGAGACCGCGCACAACAGCAAATCCGATGTCCCACACGTCCACCAGGCGCTGGAACGCTCCACCGATCAGTCGGAAGGCGTTGTCAACTGCCCGACGAAACCAGTCGACGTTGTTGTACAGCGCCAAGAAACCGGCTCCGAGCAACAACAGTCCGGTGACGATCGCACCTGGCCCGAGGTTCCAGGCCAACGCTACGACGCCGAGTGCCGCTGCGATACCGAGCAACGCACCGACGATCGTTTCTTCGTTTGTGTCGAACGCTGCGGCCAAGTCCTCGACCAGTTTCTTACCGCCGGCCAACGAATCGCCCAACTTCTCTTGAAGCCAATGCCACAACTCTTTGATGTTCTCGGTCAGGTCGTAAATCGTCTGCCCGAGGTTCTGAAGTGTTGTGCCGGTGCCGTCACCGTCAGCCTTCGCCCAGTTGAAGCCGTCGCGCAGTTCTCTCAACCAGCCGGTCAGTTTGTCGATCGCCTTCGGCAGGTTCTCGCCCAGCCAGGTCGCAGCCTTCTCGATGTACGGCAACAGGGCCGTGCCGATCCGTTCCTTGAGATTGTTGATCGTCGTGTCGAGCTTCTGCAACGGATCGGACGCTGCTTCTGCCGCACCGCCGAACTGAATGCCGAGCTCTTTCAAAATCAGTTTCTGTGCTTCGAGCGTGTTGCCGGACGCGACCAGCGCCTTGATCTGATCTTTCTGCTGCTGAGTGAACGACACGCCAGCCCTGGTCAGGGCGGTCACTCCCTTGATCGGATCGTTCAACGCCTTGCCGAGCTGAATCGCTGCCGACTTCGAGTCGGTCCCGAGCGCGACGCTCATGTCGATCGCTGCTTGGCTCGCCTGGTTGAAGATGTCGTTGCCTTTGCCGACCTCGTTGCGGACGTTCGTGAACGTCAACAGCAGGTTCTGGGCCGACTGGATCTGTTCGTCGTCGATACCGGTCTTGTTTGAGATCGCTTCGGCAAGACGTGACACCTGACCGGCCGTGACGTTCGCCGCGCCGCCGGTGCTTTTCAGCACGGCGTCGGTCAGGCGTCCGACTCGAGCAGCCTCGCGAGCCTCGGTCACAACGGACCCGAGCTGGTGGGTCAGGCTTGAAAGGCCGGCGAGGGCAGCGCCGCCGCCGAACACGCCGGCTGCGATGCTGCCAATCCCGCCGAGCTTCGACTTGAAACCCTTGACGTCCTTCGCTGCACCGTTCAGGGCACGCTTGAGGCTGCGGCTATCGCCGAGAATGTTGATCCGAACGTCAGGCACGGACCTTCACACCCCCCCAAATGTTGGCCTTCTTCATCGCTCTCTCAATCGCCTGCTGAACTTCACGCCTTGCCCAGTCTTGGCGGGCGTCGATCGCAGGCTGAACGAACGGTCGGGCAGGCATCTCGTACCACCGTCCCCGGTTCCCGAACAGTGGGTGGCGTATCCGTCCCCGGTTCCGAGTTGATCCGAACTCGAACACTCGGGCGATCTGGCCGGGCTCGCCTCTCCCGGCCTTCGTGAAGACGATGCTGGCCCGGTCGTTGTCAGCCCTCAGCTGAACCTTTGGGATCGCACGCTTCGCCAACCGTTGCGGCAGCACAGACCTTGCGTTTGCGCGTGCCTCGGGCAGGATGACCTTGCCGATACGTCGGAACTCTGCCTTCAGTTCTTTCGACGCTTCGACGTTGGCACGACGGATGTCCTGTGCCAGTCGCCGAAGATCGGGCACGTCGACCGTGACGCCGTCGCTCATCGCTGCTTCCTCTGCTCGAAGTCCCGAAGTTCCAGATACGCGACCGTGGTCGCGAACAGATCCGGTTCATGCTCGAGGAGCCACAGCACGTCACGAACCGAACAGTTCGTTTCGACCGCGACCTGGACTACGAGCCAGTGGGTGCTGCCCCTCCCGAAGCTTTTCCCCCAGCGTCGTCGCTCGCATCGAAGTCGGCATCGACATCCGGGTCCAGATCGAGGAACGCCTCGAAGTTGTCGGGGATGCCGGCCACTTCCATCCGTCGCAGTTTCAACCAGGCGAGCTGGTAGATCGACGTGAGCGTGTCCATGCTGGTAACCGGCTTCTGCAAAGCCTGTTCGGCCCGCACAAAGTCGATCTTCTTCAGGTCGATCTGGTGGGTCACACCGAGCACCTGCACGGTGAGACTGCCCATCGGCTGAGTCATGCTGTGGTTCCTCCTGATTGATGACTGGTGTTACGAGGTCTTCCAGGTTGCGACCGACGCTGCACCGAAGTTGCCGTTGACCGACACGAGGCCATCGACCGGAGCCTCGAACGACAGGTCGAAGAACGCTGTCGTAAAGAAGTAGATAGCAGCGTTGTTCAGCCGGTCCGGGTACAGGTACATCTTTCGGGCAGACGAGCTGCCGATGAGGTTGTACAGGTTGGTGTCGTCGGCGTCCCACATGCCGGCGAACGAGCCCTGCACGTCCGGCATACCGGAGACGTAGCTCTTGTTCGTGTCGCCGAACGCTGTGGTCTCGAAGCGTTCCGTCGCCTGGTCGAGCGACCAGTTGTTCTTCAGCGAGACAGGCACTGCGGAGCCGTTCGCCGCAGAGCTGGTGTCGATGTAAATGGCCGCGTTACGGCCAGCACGGGGCGTGGGCATTGTGCAGGTCCTTCCGGGACGGAGGGTTACGGGTTGAGCAGCGCGAGGATTCGTCGCGCATGGTTCACGAACGTGCGGTCTGCGATCGCCGCTCGAGCTTGAGCGACCGCTTCCACACACTCGTCTTCGTGGGACAACGCCCAGCGAAGTACATGACCGAACTCTTCCGGTTCGGTGAAGGTCGGCAGGGACGGGAACAACAAGTCACCTTCCCCGCGGGGTTCGCGCAGGAAGAACGTGCCGGTCGCTGCCAGTTCGATCTCTCGGGGGCCGACAGCCCAGCCGGATGCCAGGTGCGGTTCGTTCGCTTCGACATGCCCGAACCCTTGGCCGGCCCGGTACAGGTTCGCTGACACTCTGGACTGCTGGTAGAGCCTGACCGTGTCGGAGTTGTCAAAACATTCTTCGATGTCGTGCACGACGAACCGGCGGAGCGGCGACCCTTCCGGTAAGCCTTTCCAATGGCCGGCAAGTCCGACGTCGAGACCACCCCAGGGGACCCGGTCGAAGAACTGTTGGCGGGACGGGTAGCCAGTCCCGACGAAGCCGAAGTCGTACCGTTTGCTGACCGTCGGGTCCGGTCGATGTAGGTCCGGCCGGTACGAGTGCGGCACATAGTGGACTCGGTGGCCGGCTTGCCGGTACCGGTCCAGGTTCGCCGGATCGTTCAAGACGGTCAGGTCCGGTTCGGACTGTCCGACCAACGTCTGCTGCTTGTCGTCTTCGTAGGGCGACTCGGTGAACAGGCAGACCGTCCGGTGCGGACGATGTTTCCACAGGTCCCAGGTGAACTGGTTGACGAAGAAGCCGGACACGACGACGATCACGTCGGGCATCAGTTCGTAACACTTCGCTTCGAGACCTTTGTTGACGAGGCTGATCGCATCGTCGATCTCGAGCTGGGCACCGTCGACGTTCAGGTTCGTGTAGAAGGCGAGCCGGTCGTTGAGGTTGAACCCTCGGACTTGATGGCCGAGTTCGGCGAACGCTGCTGCGTACCCTTCGTAAACGTCGGCGACGGAAAACTCGGGGCCGGGATGGACGATCAGGATCTTCACAGCGACCGGTGCTCCCAGCTGCCGAGCCGATACGTCCAGGTCTGGATCGGGACGCACAGGAATCGTGCGCCGGCTTCAAGAGCTCGAAGCCAGAAATCCCAGTCTTCGTGGCGGGTCCGGGTCGGGTTCGGGTCGTAGCCGCCGAGGTCTCGGAACAGGCTGGTGCGGATCGCCGCCGCCGACGGGATGTAGTTGTCGCGGCGGAGCCGGTCCGGATCGAACGGCACCTGAAACTTGCGAGGCGAGATCGGCCCGTCGACTCGACACCAGCTGTAGACGATGTCGGCCTGGCCGGTCAGGTACGGCTTCAGGTGTGCGAAATGGTCTGCCTCAAGGATGTCATCGTCATCGAGGCGGAACAGCCAGTCGGACGTCACAGCCTCCACAAGGCCGTTCAGGACGATCGCTGGTCCTTGCCGGTCGTGGTCTACCCGAACATGCCACGCAGCCGGAGAGAGCGTCTGAAGGGCCACAGAGCGGGCACAGTCAGCGAACAGCCGTCCCCGTTCTGGGAGGGTGGCCGTAACCACCTCGATCATGTGGCGTAAACGTCAACGACGAGCTCGGCCGAGTAGTAGCGGGTCGTGTCTCCCATCACCCCGTAGTTCCGCATCTCGGTCACGGAGGCGCTGACGGCAGCACCACCCAAAGTCGGGTTCGCTTCGATCCGAGCCGGGATCGAGCTGGTGCCCGAGTCGGCACAGAACTCGTCCAGTTCGGCTTGGCCGGCCTGCGTGTTCACCGACGCGGTCAACACTTGGATGGTCATGCGGACGTTCGCTTCGCCTGAGAATGCTTGCCCGTACTGGACGGTGTCCGGATAGATCACCGCACAGGGCACCTGGGGGCTGTCCGGCACGGCCGTGTACACCCTGAGTGTCGTGATGGCCGACAAGGCGTTGGCGATGCCGGTGCGAATGTCGGCGACGTTCATCCGACGAAGAACATGTTTCCGGCGACGAACGGTCGCAACATTTCCATGACGGCCGGGTCTTCGCGCAGGCGAGCCGGACCCCACCCGTCGAGGCCCACATAACCGCCGGCAAGACTTTCGGGCCGCTTGTACAGATCCTTCGCGATGAGCAAAGTCCCCATCTGGACGGCGTCCGGGACCGCAGCCCAACCCCACTTCGCTGTGACCTTGATGGCTTTCCGGCCGGACGAGGCGGTGAACCACAACGTCGACAGGGCATGCAGGCCGGTGTACGGCCACGGCAACGCCCCGACCAGACCGTTGACAGGCAGCACCTCGAAGTCGGTGTTGATCGTCCAGGTCTGCTCGTACACGCCGTCGTCGCCAGTATCGACCTCGACGATCAGACCGGACGTCGTCCAGAAATCGTCGATGTCGACCAGCACCTCGGACGTCCGGTCGTAATAGCGGGCCGAAGCGTTCGTGTCCTTGTAGAACCGTCGGCCGCACAGCGCATCTACGCGCCGTGATGCAGTCTGGATTGCGATCTCGATCGTGGACTGCTGCACCGACGACGAGTCGCCGATCGCTGCCCGGAACTGTGCTTCGGTGACATAGCCATTAGTGATTGCCACGTCACCCTCCTCGAGTAGCGAACGGGTTTACGAAATGGATGAGCAGGACCGGCAGAAAGAACCGGGGTGGGATCTGGCCGGCGGCCGCCACTGCGAGCGGAGGCCATGCCCACTGGTACAGACGGACCGTGTCGGTAGCGACCGCACACTGCCCGTAGGCAACAACGATTGTTGCGAGCAGGGCGACGGTCAGGTCGGCAAGACCGAACAGGCACGCACCCCACGGCAGGACCCACACCGCCGGCGCTAATCCCCGATGGTATTTGCGGGATGCTCGAACCGGATGGTCCAACACCCACTGGTTCTCGTCGTCGAGAACGTCGACACCCGGCTTCTGTAACGCTCGCACTGCGACCGGAATCAGACCGACCAACAAGATCGGCGACCAGGCCCACAAGGCTGCGAACACCGGGCTGGTTTCTTTGATCGTCCCGGCGATCAACACTGCGACGATCGCTAGCCACCACACGTCGTGCTTCGCAGCAGCAGCAGCCAACAAGGCGATCGCCATCGCAGGCAGGTCAACGAGGACCGGGTACCGCAAATGAAACGGGATGACGCCAGCCAACCCGACCGGTATCGCTGCGACGAACAGGCCCCTCCATCCAAACCCGCCGTACCAGAGCGCAGCACCGCAAAGCAGTGCAGCAGCTCCGGCCTGTACGGCTCGCCAGTTCGTAGGCTCTGCCCCGCACAGGCGAGGCATCAGCCATCTGTAGTGGAACGGCCGGGCAACTCGCTGTCCGCGAGCTGCTGCCAGATACCGTTCACCGTCCGGCGTGACCTTCACTTCCGAAGGTCGACCAAGGTTTGCTGGTCTTGCCAGGTCCGTTCGGTCAGAAAGATGCCGCCTTTATCGTGCGACGTTTTGATCGCAGTGTTCACAAAGATCGGACAGTCAACACCGGCGACCCGAATGCAGAAGCTCAGATCCTCACCGAACGGATCGGACCGTTTCGGATGCTGGATCGGTGTGAACCAAACCGGCCCGTACTCGTCTCGGATCTTCTCGAGCACTGACCTGTGAACTGCGAAGAACGCTGCGCCGGTCGCTGCCGACTCGACCATCGCATCTTGCGGATAGTCGGGCACGACCTGGAAGCCGCATTCGTCGTCGAGTTCAACCCACCGGTAGATCGTCGGGAACATCCGATAATGGTCGGCTTGTAAATCCCAGTCGGTGTCGTCACCCTTCTTCAGGCCGAAGCACAGGCCGCCCACCATCGGACGGTCTTTCGGGTCGGCGGTGAGGAGCAGGCCGGCGACAGCGTCGTGAGCGAACCCCATGTCGCTATCGCAGAACACAAGCCAGTCCGACTCGTGCTGAAGGAAGTCGGCGACGACTTCGTTGCGGCCTTTGACGATGTTTCCCGACCCGACTTTCTGGGCGATGACATGTGGGGCGGTGCCGGTCCGGCCGATCTCGAAGACCATCATGCGGGCCATCGAGAATGCGAACGCCGAACTGACTTCGCCGGGATGGATGTAGGCGAACGTGGCCGGATGCCGTTTCTGGCGGGCCTGTTGCCGACTGGTTTTGCGGCTCACGCCGTGCGAGTCCTGACGTTGCGACGCTCACCCGGCGTCGAGGATGCTTCCTCGATGTCGGACTCAAATGCCCACGGGTAGGCGACGACGATCGGGTCGTCGTGCGCGTATGCCTGTCCGGGCTTGAGTGTGACGCGTGCGTTGCCAGCTTCGGGATGTTCAACCGAGACGGGACCGCCGTCGGCACGAACTCGAACTGTTGCCATCTGTTTCCTCCTGGGTGGGGTGCGGTGGCCGGCCTGCAAGCAGGAGGACGAGCAGGCCGACCACCGCGTCGTGTTCGGCTGTTAGGCCGAAGGTTCGGCTACGCCGAGGTCTTGTCCTGGAGGAGCCGGAATGCCGTGTCCACGAGGGAGTCGGCACCGTTCCGCCAGTGCATCAGCCAGCCACTCCGTCCATCCGGCAGGTTGTTCGACGTGTTGAACAGGTGCGGGATGTACTCGACGGCCATCGAGCCGGGCTTGTCCACGATCAGGTAGTTCGAGAAGTCGCCGAAGACGATCTCGTTGTCCCGAACCGTGGTGGTCTGGGTCGTGGGGGCGTCGTCGGACTCGACGACCGGACGGCCGAGCAGCGTGCCCGCGGTGCCCTCACGGAGGTCACCGGAGAACGAGGCCGACACGGCGGTGCCGAGGTCCTTGATCGCCAGGCTGTACTTCGGGTTCATGACCCAGGTGC